AAGGAACTCTACGGTCATTCAGCATAGGTGGACAAGCAATATCAAAGAAACAAAGGAAATCGGAGGAATACGGGGAATACAACGAGATTGATAGTCTTGAACTACATGAAGTAACAATCTGTGAAAAAGGAATAAACCCCGAAGCGAAATTCGACATATTAAAACACGAAAATGGAGGTGATAATTTGTCAGAAAAACTAGAAAGTGCATTGGAGGAGTTGAATGGTCTGCTAAAGCAGGTTCAGGAAGCAACTGGTGCAACAATTGAAACAGAAAAAGTTGAAAAGGAAGAAATGGAAATGATGGAAGAAGAAAAGATGGAAGAAGAGGACAAAATGATGTCTGAGGAGAAGATGGATGAAGACGAGGATAAAATGTCTTACAAAGAAGATGAAGACATGGAATCTAAGGCTCTTGATGTTGACGCTCCTAGAGATGCTGGAAATGAGGCTGGCGAGAACGTTGTAGTAGCGGGTAGGCCAACTCCAAGACCAGCAGCATTAGGCAATGTAGCAAAAGGTCTAGATAACTCAGACTTTACTACTCTTGACCTCTCTGCCGAGAACGTTGAGAAAGCATACGAGCAGTATCGTGCTGAACAACTTGAGAAGTTGGCATACGACAACCTCTCAAAGCAGTTTGAGGCTAGGCTCGCTGAAGAGATGGAAATGAAGAAGTCTCTAGCAGAGAAAGCAGAGTACGATGCACACTCAGAGGTATCTGCTCTGAAACAAGAGTTTGCAGAACTACGCAAGGCTCTAACCGCAGAGAAGGATGAAATTCGCAAGGCTACATCAGTAGCAATGGAACTACCTGAAGGTTTCCCAACCACACCTGATGCTGTGGCTGAGATGTCTTGGGGAGATATCCACAACCTTGCAAGGAGAGTGAACTAAGATGAGTGCATACATTAACACATTGAAAGACCTAGAAGCAGCCACTTACGGTTACGCTGGCGCACAGGGCAATGCCCTTTTGAAGTCGTCAGGTGTTGTCGGTGGTTTCGGAACGCCCCATGACGCAGCAAGCAACCCGTTTACGGCATCTGCTGCTGGTTTGGGAGACCTCTACAACGTTCTTTACGGACAGAAAGTTTGGTCAATGCTTAACCAAGAGGTTAACGCTTTGTCTATGCTTGCAAAGAGGCCATACACATCTAGCGGTTGGAGAGTTCTAAAGAGCCGACCTGCTGGTGGAAGTGGAAGTGCATTCGGTATTGGAAGCACTGACCCCGGTACTGACACTGCTGACCTATCAGGTATCAGACCTGACAGAATTGGTGGTGTTGCAGAGAACGCAACTCTTGGTGGAGATTCTTCATTCAGAGCATTGTCTCCTGAGTACACCAAACTATACGTCAGCCCAAAGACTGTTGCTCACTTGTTTGAGTTCTCAGAACTTGGTATGGAACTTGCTGCTATCGATGATGGTGTAGGTGACATTCGTGCTATCGTTAGAGAGGACATGGGTAAGCACCACGCTGAAGTTCAGCAGAAGATGCTACTAATGCCACTTGAGCAATACGATGCTGGTTTCGCTGACATCGACAGGAACTACACTTCTCTAATGAAGATAGTTTCGTCTGCTGCTGAGATTGCTGCAATGTATAACGACAACCTACTAGACACTGCTAAGGAAGACGCAGGTACGGATGCAGTTGTTGATGATGTTGTAAGGCTATTCGGTACTGCCCGAACTGTCAACATCACTGGTTCGCATGGTAGCAACGAGGCAGCAGTAGGTGTTGCTTCCTTCTTGGATGCAGAGGTTGACTTCGGTGCAGGATATGCTTCGGGTAACGCTAGGGTTCTAACTCTAAGCCTACTTAATGACATGATTCGCAGAATCCGTCAGAATGGTGGAAACCCGAAAGTCATACTAACTGGATATGACACGGTACAGGCTATCGCTGACCTATTGCAGAGCCAAGAGAGGTTCATGGACAGGAAGGAGATTGTTCCAACCCACAACGGAGTTCGTGGAGTCAAGGGACAGGAAGTTGGTTTCAGAGTTGCAACATACTACGACATACCAATTATCCCAACCAAGGACATGCCTTCCACTGGTGCAAACACAACCAACGAGTTGAGTGACATACTTCTGCTAGACACAGACCATCTGTGGCTATCAGTCATGAAGCCTACACAATACTTTGAGGATGGTATCACTAGTGGAAACCCATTCGGTGTTGGCAAACTTGGAAACCAAGGAATGTATCGAACTATGGGAGAAACCGGATGTTCGTTCTTCAAGGCCCAAGGTAAAATCACCAACATCAAGAGTGCTTGATTAAGATAACAATTAAGTGATGACGTAAAGTAGTGGCCTCTGCCCGTAACAGGGCAGGGGTTACTACCAACAAAAAAATAAGGTGATTATGATGGCGAATGTAAAGTTGAAAGAACACAGAGCAACAGGCCCACTTCTACTAAGAAGAGGCGGGGAATCGTATGCTCTAACAGCACAAGAAGACACGCATGTTCCATTGAGAATAGCGGCAGGAATGCTCGGAGATGAAGGTCTCCTAGTTGAGTTCAATGCAGGAGATGAGAAAGACGTTCTAAATGCAAACGACAGAACTCTAGAACTACTAAGAGAAGAGTTCGGCTTAGAGGGTGACGCTAAAGCAATTCACGCAGCAATGTTCCCAAAGAAATCACTAGCCGCTAAAGCGGTGAAGGCTGTGACACCAGCACCAAAAGAAGAGGTAAAGGTAGAAGAGCCAGCAGAGGAAGAGCCAGCAGAAGAGGCTCAGGATTATTCACTTCTCACAGTAAAACAACTGAAAGTTATACTGGAAGAGAAAGGACTTTCCACAGATGGAAAGAAAGCAGATTTGGTGGAGAGACTAAGTGCGGGGGATGAGTGATGGGAACTCCTACCTGTCAAACCAGTGGAGTTCTATCAACTTCAACAGTGGTTGCTGCACATCATTGTAAGATAATGAGTCTTCATGCAACATCAACTGCTAACGCACTATTCACTGTCAAGATTTGGGACAGTAACAATTCAACAACTAGCGGAAAGAAGGAGGTAGCAAGACTGCAACTACATGCAGGTGGAACTGCTCAAACTATTGAGCAAGACCTACATGGTGTTCTAGTCGCTAATGGCATCTATGCACAGATAGCGACAGGAACTGGAACGATTTCAGTCAACTTTGCTTGAGGTGCTTTCATGCCAAGTATAGATACAGATACCCGGCTAGTAATGACAGTTCTCTTCGTTGGTGCAATTAGTGGCATTAACGTCTACTTCTTTTCACAGTATGGTTCAACCTTCGTTAATGCATATGGTCCTTATCCTGTCGCTGTCATATTCGGTGTTTTGACAGTAGGTGGGATAATGATATTGAAGGCATTATTCGATTTGATACTAAACGACTACATTGAGGATTTCCTACTTCAGCGACAAATCAACGCTTATTGGAACAGAAAGGCAAGAGACGAGGACAACAGAAAGAGAGTGAGGGAATCCATGAGAAACTTCCAACAGCAGTTTGGAGTTCCTATGGTTTACGGAGACAATGTTCTACCTAATCTCCCACAGACCCAAGAGACACAAACTGTTAGTCCTACTTTCCTGACAGGTTTCAATGAGTGATTAATATGGTTAGTGAAATCTTATTCGGGATGGATGAATCCACTCTCGCATATGATTTACAAAGGGCGCACTCTGCTGACGTTTGGTTTCTAAGAGCAAGGTTTTGGCTTTGGGGAACACTATCATCCATTGCTTGTTTCTTTCTAGGACATGCAGTTGCGGTGTTTGGAGTCAACCTGTTCTCAGGTGGATGGCATGTACTAAGTTCCCTTTGGGGCGGTCATTGACTTCTCAACCATTTTAATGCTCTTCGACATCCGACTCACTGACGAGGTGATAGTGTGTCGGTAATGGCAGGTTTCGCAATACTTATTGTAGAAGCAATGAACAAGTTGTATAATCGTCTTCATGCTATCAATTTCGGTATTTATGGAGCAAGCAAAGCAGGTAAAACCACACTACACAAGCAACTGACTACTAGAGGAGAAGTTCCTGAAATACAGAAAAGAACAGTAGGTAGACATAGAGCGACTAGAAAGTTCGTGAAGATAGATGGTGATGCACATACTGTAAAGACAGCAGACATTGGTGGGCAGACAGTATATTGGGGTGAATGGGTCAAAGACATGCGTAGTAGACATGTCAAGTATGTCATATTCATGTTTGATGATAGGCATCTTAGTAAGCACTACGATATCGAGCAACAACTCTGCTGGACATTCCTAGTAGATACAATCTGCAATAAATACTGGGAAACTGGTGGTAGAAAAAAGAAGAAGCAAGACCATGACTTTCCTTTGGCAGTTGGTCTTTGGGCAAACAAGTATGACTTATGGAAAGACAAATACCCATTCAACGGAAAAATCGAAGACCATCCTATCTTTGAATCATTCAAGCCGGGACTTCAGAAACTAAATGATGCAGGTATTCCTTGTCACAAATATATCGTCAGTGCCAAGTCTGATTCTGAGATGGTATACCGAGGAGTCCTAACAATGATAAAAGACTACTAGTTAGTCAGGGTAGACAGGCTCATGGCGTGAGCCTATCAAAAGGAGTTGAAAAAAGAATGGCAATGCAACAATTTCAGCCTCCAAGTCTTATTGGAGCAACGAATGCAACAGTCAATACAAATGGTATCAATCCCTTCTTAGACCGCTTTACTGCGGCTAGGGCGGCTGGTCCTGTAATGGCTTATGAATACAAGGCGATGAAGCCTAAGAAGCAACTGAAAGAGATAGTGAAGGTATTGAAACCTGAGAAGAAAACATTTCTCAAGATACCTTATGGTTTCAAGTACAACTACAAAGACAGATGTGTGATATGTGGAACACAGAAATTTTGGACAGCAGATGATACTAGGAGACCTCCACTTCCACTGCACAAGGTTCGCAAGGGATATCCAATGAGAGGGACTTACTGTGAGAAACATGCAGCGATACACATGCAGTATGAGATGCTAGAGCAGCAGATACTAGCAGAAGAACATGGTCTTTCATTCAGTGCTTACATACCCTCTGCCAAGAGTCTGAATCCAGTTAATTTAGTGAAGTCAGGACCACTTACCACTTTGAGGCAAGAGGACATCAATTCCCTTGCTTCTTTGGGTTGGAATATATCTCCTCCACAGAATGCTTCAGCATCTCCCGAAGAGCAGTTATATTCTCTCATGATTCAGCAATCAGCCATGTCAGAGAGAGTTAAGTCCTTATTGACGAAGGGTGTCGAAGTGCCTGTCGAGACAACGGAGAGTGAAGCATAATGGGACTATTCGGAACATCAAACTCAGCACTATCAACGCAAATGAACTCAATGAGCCAACAGAATTTCAAATCTGTCAACAACTTGTTGACGCTTCAAGAAAACCATGTGGAAGAGTTCTTCCAATATCACGGAGAACAATTCTTGAATGCCTTTGAGCAACTACTAGAGGATGTGACTACAAGAGTAGTCAGTCAGATGCTAGTCAAACTCAAGATGGTATCCAACAACAATGGAGACTTGGAGATACACCCTGACTCTCTAGCAGAGTTCACGACTATCACGCAAGAGAACATAGACTTGGATATTGTCAATCTACTAGCGACTGCTGTTAACTCAGAAGTCATCATGCAGAGAAGAATGGCAAAACAACAGTATCTTGAATCTCAGGGTTTCACTTCTCCTTCACAAACTGGCGGGGGTGGGATGCCAATGAATCCACAGGGACTAGACCCTTCACAAATACAGGGTGGTAACATGGCAGTTGGTATGAACAACGCTATGATGCAACAGCAAATGGCATTCAACAACCAATCAGGATATCCTGTTCCTCCATCGGGTTATGACCAAATGAACAACCCGTATTGGATTGACCCTGCTACTGGTCAACCAACGTATACTCCACCACAAAGCGGTCTTGGTCTAGCACAAGGAATAGGTAAAGCCGTAGCATGGGCAAAGTGGTTGGCGTAGGTTGGGGCTAGATGAATGAGCGAGACTGTCATTATAGATACTGAAGTTATTCCAAGCGTGGAAAGAACTTATGAGTTGACCAAAGAAAATGTCGCTGGTTTCAATGGTGAGGCTAGAGAACTAGCCGATGACTATCTCATTCCATTTCTATTCAGTGGATTTCCTGCTAACTTCAGAAGAGGCGATGATGCCGACCTAGTTAGAACTAGAACTCGGAGACTACTGAGTGTAGGTGCTAAGAAGTTTGAGAATGAAGATGAATTCAAGTTCTTCAAGAAGCACATGAAGAAACTATTCACTACGATAAAAAATGAAGATGTCCTTTCTTCAGTAGACAGGAATGATACTCTCAAATCCTCTAAGGATGTCTTTGGTCAAGAGAGAACTAAAAAAGAAAAGGATGAAGACGGCAAGGTGAATGTAGTTTTAGATACTAGCAAGAATCTACTCTATGATAATCTAAAGGGAAAGAAATTCAGGGAACTTACTGAACCTGCTAAACTTGGTGCTGCGTATACTGGCGGGACGGAAAAAGGGATGGCATTCAGAGGAAAACTAGAACGTGGTGTAGAACCAAAAGACCTGATTGACCAAAAGAAACTATTAGAAAATACTAAACTTGCAAAAAATGAAAAAAAAGCAACATACACAATAGAAATGAAGGAATACTATCGAGAACTGTTCAAGACTATGGGCATGGATGTTGATGATAACTTTGCTACGACAGCAAGGAGAAAGGAAACACAATACCCGACAAAATATCTTGAGACCAAGATAGAAGAACAACTCACTCCAATTCAGGGAAAGAATCCATCGGATATAGCAGGACTCAAAACCACATATGACACTAATGATAATGTAAAGATGGGCGAGATAAACGAGAATGGAGACTTTGAGCCATACATCGGAAGATTAGATACGTTAAGGGATAAAGCAATAGATGCGTTATTTGAAAAAAATAAGATAGAAGGTTTGCTTAAATTGTTCATGTCAGGAATAGGTGGATACTTCTTCAGACCTGTTGGTGACGACCAAAGAATAAACATCAATGATGTAATCATAGAGGTAGATTTTGGTTCTTCTATGAAACCTAAAGTCACTGTCACTCAGACTAATGATGAACTAGATTTGAAACTAATATCACAGAAACAGTTTGTTCAAACAAGTGGGTTAGAAGGAACTAAACCAGTGGCAAAGGTAGCAAGCATAAATAGACTGGTGCGTAGTATGGACAGATATATATCGAGGTTGTGAAGATGAGTAAACTATCCTCCCCAAGTGATTTTACCAACATTAACGTGAACTATTCCCAAGGTAGGGGATTCTATACTACTCACACTGATGTATCTCAGTTATTGCAGATAGCACCATTCAGTTCCTCCACAACACCCTCAATCGCTGAAGTAGGTAGTCTCATCAAAAGAGCAGAGGAGAGAGTCGATGATGTCGTAGGACATTCATATCGACCAGTAATCTATCACAATGAGTTCCATAACTTTGAGTTCTTCAGACATGGGGCATACCCGATTCAGAGATACAAGGACTATGTTGGCTTTGTTCAATTAGAGAGAGCAGATGTTCAGAAGATAGTCAGGCTAGAAGTTTGGAATGGTTCACAGTATATCGACCTAGCATCTGCAACTGCTAGAGTGAAAGTTCCCGCAACTCCTCAAAGTGGTGCTTGGGTCATATCGTTGGGAGTTGGGGCATACACTTTCAATATAACAAAGGGAACAGACTTCTTTGATAACTATGGACCTAAGACAACCGCTAGTCAGATAGCAGATGCAATCAATGAGGTCTTCCCACATAAAACTGCCAAGTTCACTGGTGAGACTGCTGCTAAATCTGTCACTGCGAATGGTGCTTCCTCGGTGAACATATCTGATTTCTTCTACGCAACGACAGACAGCGAAGCAGGAGATACAGTTGTAATCTCATCCTTGCTTCTAAGTGATGATGGTTCTGCTTGCACAATCTCCTCTACTGTTGGAACTACTACTCCATTTACAGACCACCAAGACCAAAGAAGACTTGGAGACTATTGGACAATGGGCAAGGATGGCAAGATATTCTTCAGACAAGAATACCCACACCTACATTCTAACTCAATAAGAGTCGTGTATGTAAGTGGTGAGTCTAGAGTACCAGCAACCATACAAGATGCAGCAACTAAGTTAGTTGCGGCTGAAGTCATACGACATGACGACAACTCCATCCTAATTGCCGAGACAGGTTCTAACATCGACCTAAAGACGAAGCATGACATTCTACTAGAAGAAGCCAATGCAATATTGAATGGAAAGAAGGATGTAATACATTTCATTCTGTGATACTATGACTGAAGACCTGAAAATCCTAGATGCCATTGCAGATAACATTAGAGAATCTAGGGCTGTAATGGATGATTTATCGATATACGGTGTGTCTCTAGGTATGTCTCAAGAACAGATTGATGCGGAAGTTAGAGAGGCTCTAGTGTCTCATATGGAAAAAGTCATAGAGAAAAAAATGCAGAAGATGTTTAGGTGATTGAATGGATGAAGTAACTTTGATTATCAGACTTCTACAAGATAATTGGACTTCTTCAGCCTCGGCCTTAGTTAGTGCTGGTGAGATAACTGCCAGTCACAATGCCACACCTAAGTTCATTGACATACGCTCAATAGAACCACAAGAAGGTAGGAGAGTAGACATAGACTCGGAATCGGTAATAGTAGTCTTTGAGGACAGTGCATCATCATCATATCCGACTATCGATTATGCAGTCAGGAACGAGGACTTCACATTCACCCTGCATTTACGAGTTTTACATAGAAGAGACATGACCAGTAACACGTTTTCTAGAGATAGGTTACAGGCATTATACAGGATAGTCAGATACATACTTGAGAACAATTCTTTTAGGCCAACTGTCTATGCAACACCCGCCGATAACACTTCGGCGGTCTTAGGAGATGCAGATTTAATACGACTAACATCGAGAAGTGAAGCGAATGATAGAGGGAAAAGACTATTGGGATATAAGATTGGAGTGGAGTTAAAGCGGTTTGCGAGAGCGACAGTGTGAGGGAAAATAAATGGTAAGTAATGAAGTGTTTGTAGGTGCTAATGCACAAGTAGGTTTTTGTCCTGAGTTAGATTTGTTTTTCCCGAAGGGTGATATCGACAACGCAACAAAAACAACATTCACGCTATCAAGTGGACAACAAGCAGATACGTTACTAGTTGCAGACCTATATGCTGGATGCATGGCTAAAGTAGACAGGGATAATACTGACAATGAGACAGAATACAGAATGATAGTATCAAACACTACTAACACAGTTACCCTAGATGCTGCCGTTACTTCAAGTGGAACTAACACTCACAATCTAACTATAATGGCATTCGGCGCACCTGCCTACGCAAAGAAGACATCAGGAGGCTCTCCTTTGATTCAGTCAGATAACTGGGTAGGACTTGTCAACACATTCACACCACCTAATGTAGAGGTGGAGATGAAGCAACTAAATCTAGCAGTTGCTGGTGGTAGGAACTTCGATTACCAGTACAAGGGAGCAGAGACAGTCAGTGGTGGCTCGCTCGACCTATCCCTGAACAACGGGTCTTGGTTGTATTACGCTCTTGGTAAAATAACAAACCTAGCAGTTACAGCAGGTGGCAGTGGCTCACATTCAGGTGCTGCTGGTTCACAGAACGGAATAGGTTTCACTGTTGGAAGTGCCAGTGGTAGGAAGGTTGTAAGAGTGATAGGAAGGAACATGTATCCTGAGATATTCGTTGGTTCTGATGGTAGTGGAGAAGATATAGTAGACCCTGCTACCGTACCATTCAATGACAACGGTGCTACATTTAGTTACACTATTGAGGAAGCAGATAACGATGTTCTACCATCATTCGCTCTTGATGTGGTATACAGGAAAGCAGGTAGTCGTACTACATCATCTGCACTAGACTCACTCACACCGAATGAGAACATGTACTCTAGAATCTTCACAGGATGCCAAGTAAATAGCCTAGCACTCAACTTTGAAGAGGGACAAGAACTCAAGTCAAGTGTAGAACTAGTAACAAGAAGAGCATTTGATGCACCTAATGGATACATACCACTAGGAGGAAACGGTGCTGACTTATCTGCTCCATCAAACACATCAGGCGGAACTGGTATGCACAATTACAGTGCAACATTGACTGACAACTACCCGTTCCTATTCTCAGACGGAAGCATCACACTATTCGGTCAGTCTATGGCTAGAATCAAGACTGGTTCTCTAACGATAGCAAACAACCTGACACCTCAGAGATTCATTGGTAACTACAACAGGCAAACCATGTCTGCTCACATACCCGGACAGAGGACATACGAACTCAGTCTAACCATGTTAATCACAGACACGAAACTTTGGGATGAGATGAGAAGTGCCAACGAATCAACTGGTACTCTACGATTGAAGTTTGAGAAAGATAGTGGTGAGAAGATAGACTTGCAATTTGCAGACTACACAATAAATTCAGTAAACGTGCCTTTCCCTGAAGACAAGGGTGCAGTAGAGGTAGAGGTAACTGCTTCTGCTAGAACTTTGAGTTCGTGCAACTATACTGGAAAGTGGGCTATTTACAACATCGGTGGTCAGGCAACAGGTAATTAGGAGGCGTGACCAAGTTAGGGAACGCTATCCGATTTTTGATTCCACCAACACGTTTGTTTGTTGGTATATTTTGTAGGTGGAAAGAAAAATGACAGAAAAGAAAATTGTAAATGATAAGAATACGCTGTTCGCAAGAATGGCAACCGAAAGCCATCATCTCAGGGTTTCCCCTGATAGTGATGAGTACCTCCAAGTTTGGGTGAAAGAGCCAACTTGGTTACAGGTAGAACAGGCATTGTCGTCTGTTATGGATGTGGATGCTCAAGGACAAACCTTGGGAATCAACCTTAACAAGATGTATCGCTTTATGGTTGAGAACTTCGTAGAGAAGACAGAGCCTCAACTAAACACTACCGACTTAATTAGACTCAACCCGTACATCGGGGCGCAACTAAAAGAAATTCTCCCTAATCCATTCTTGGATGTCATGGGGGATGATACGGGAAACGAAAACTAGTTCGGAGGGCTTTGAAGGGTGGAAAGGTTGATGCAGTTATGGGGATGAAGATAATGCTCTATACATACTGCACTGCTTTTTCCGTTGACCCTAAAGACGCATATGAAACACCAGCGACCTTAATTAAGGAAATGCTGGAAATACATGGTGAAGTGAAGAAGATAGAATCGGAGGAACTAGATAAAGCAAGAAAGGGGATGTGATTTAGTTGAGTGGAGTGCAAGACGACATTGACGAACTAAGGAAGTCCTTCAACGACATAGACAAATCTATTCTCGATGGTGCTAAAGAATTTAGAACTCTCTCAGAATCCATAAGTAAAACAAATGCAGTTTTAGGCTCAAAGAACTGGGTAATTTTCTCAAGGTTCATCTCAGGAACTCCTCTTTGGAGAGTTCAGAACAGAATCAAAGCAACAGTGATGTTGCTGAATGAACTGCAATTAGCAGGAGAGAAGAGAAGAACTGAACAGGCAAAGGAACTGAAGAACTTCTCTAAACTCGCTAAACTCCAAAGAGACAACGTAGGAATACAGGATACTCTGAATAAATTGAAAGAACTCTCAACTAAAACAGATGAGAAAAGCGTAGAAGAATACCAAAAACAGATGGATGCATTAAGGCAAACCTCGGAAATATTCGATGGATTAGTTTTCAAATTACATGATGAAAACGATGCAATAAAGGAAATGAATAGAACAATATCTGCTCAAGTAAAAATGGGCGAAAAACTTCAGGAACAAGCGAAAGAGGCAGCGAGCCTTAGAAAGAAAGAGGGAGAAGGAGAGTTTCAACATCTTGGAAGAATGATGAAGTTTAGAATGAAAAACAACAGCATGATGAAGTCATTCGCTAAATTCAAAGAAAAAACAGACAAAAAAGGATTTGCCTTCACCAATAAAAAATATCAGAAAGAAATAAAACTCACTGAAAAAATGAAGAGCATTGCTGCTAAGGCAGGACTAGACCCACAGGAGTTGTTGCGAAAAGATGGTTCAATGAAAGACCCAACCTCTGACAGAAATAAAAAGGGAGTAGCGATGAGAAGAGGTTCTTCAGGAAAGGTACTAGACCCCAAACAATTCAAAGCACTTCAGGAATTACACAAACTCGGAAAAAAACAGAATAGCCTGAGTAGACGGTCATACAGAATGATGGCTGCACCATTCAAAGCAATGACTGGTTTCTTCAAGAAAGTATTAGCAAACATGTTCAAGTTGGTATTCTATGCTACTGCACAATTCATGAAGATGTTATTGCTATTGTTAGTGACAGTAGCCGCATTCAAGATGATTCAGCCATTCTTAGGCAACATCAAAGACGCTCTTGAAATGGCTGTCAAGGTTTTACTAGATGGATTGGCATTGATATGGAGTGGGTTGAGTAACATATGGGAAGGCATATCAATGATGGTAGACGCTATAATGAATCCAAGTCTATCGGGTTTCTTTGAGGGATTATGGAAATTACTGACAGGTATGGCACAAGTTGTTGTTGGTCTATTGCAAGTGGTGTTCGGAACTATAATCGCTGCTGGTTTAGGTTTCATATCTAGTCTGTTTAGTGACGGCGTTGAGAAAATCGGCGGAGGCATACGAGGAATAGCAAGTGGAATCGTCAATGTGGTCAAGGGAGTCTCAGGAGTGGCTGCTGGAATACTACTAGTTGTTGGAACTATTGGACTGCTAGTTGGTGCAGCGTTTGCTCTTCCTGTACTGATTACTGCTGCCGTTCTTGCTGGAATCTACATATTGGTTACTAAGTTTGAAGGATTCTTTGTGGACTTACTTACTGTCATAGGTGAAGGTATTTCAAAGATTAAAGAGATACTTATCGGGCTTCCAAAAGGAATCGGTGATGCAATCAAGAATATCGGTGGTGGGATAAAGAAAGGAATCGGTAAGATTGGTGGCGGAATAAAGGATTTCGTTGGTCTATCAACAGGAGGCAAGATAAGTCAAAGTGGGATGGCAATCGTTGGAGAGAAAGGACCGGAGTTAGTTACACTTCCTAGAGGGGCGCAAGTACACTCCAATTCACAATCTAAAGCAATGGCATCCTCAGTTACTAATCACATAACTGTGCAAGTAACAGGTAGAGTAGGTGCAAGCGACACAGAGATACGAGATATCGCAAACAAGGTTGCAAAGGAAATCAACACAAGAATGAATAGAACGTCAACATCGGTGGTGAAATTCTAATGGGAGTAGGAGACAATTATACGAACTTCAGCGTTTGGCTGGAACTACAAAGAAGAAATGAAGAAGGCGGGGATAGGGCAATCAACAGAATACCCTTGTTTGTGACTGAGATTCAAATAGCCACATCCAAGAGCGTTCCGACTATTCCTGTTCCGTTTGCAAGTATAGGAACTGGAAAGTCTGAGACACTGGCCTTTGATATGGGATTAGCAAGCAAGACGGTTAGTTTGACTGGTGTTTTCTTGAATCAGAAACTATCCAAGAACTCAGGGGAGACAGTTGTTCATCCTACTCTATCGCCCTTTGAGATGGCACAGTTGATTCACTCTTATGTCGATAGCAGTGCAGCACAGGATGACCAAGCAATGAACAAACTGATTATCCTAATACCTAGCAGAGTAGACACTAACTTTCTACCACACACAAGTACGAGTGAATCAGATGATATCAACGCACTTCCTCAGATACCATTCACCTTTGAGAACAGAAGATATGATGAGAGGTTTAAGAGAATAGCGAACAACTACCTGCCATCTGCTCTAGAGATAGATGAGTCACCATTAGAGGCTTTCAGCAATATGGCGGAGGCTGAAGACCTCTTGGGTATGACTGGCTTCATTCGCTCCTTGAATACCACATTCAGTGGTGAGCAACCTAACGAGGTTAACTTCAATCTTGATTTTGAGATAGCCACAGTATTAGCGGAGAACCCGATTAACAGTTTGTAGGGATTATTATGGCATCAACAGCACATGTAGGAGAAAGTAGAGCATTGGTCTTTCCTGTAATGTGCAATGGATATCTACAATTAGATTACAGTGAGAGTAATACTTCCAACTACAAACACAATCTATGGGGTCACAAGGATGAGGGGTTCACCTTTGAGGCAATAGTTTCTCCTTATGATGTGAATGGGATTGGTCATAGAACAAGTGGTCAGGGAAGACTTGATAGTATCAAAACTCCGCCTAGCCCAAACCTCTCGCTAGATGACCATGCAGATACAACCTCAAACTATCAGAGTGTCAGTTACTTCGGCTCAGGAAGAAACACACACAAAATGATGCTGTTTCACAATCCGTACTTTCAGTTCTACTTGGAGAACACAACTTCCTCTAACTTCAATCAACCAGCAGAGTACAAACTGGTGTGCAAGTTGATTTCAGGAAGCAAGACCCATACGATTGAGAGCGATGCAGTAATAACATCCTCAAATCGATTGAAGGGATACTATGACTCAGGAGGTTTCTATGAGAACGGAGGATTAGTATCTACTAAGACGCAACTATCTACAAGTGCAAACGCACCAAATGAACAAGCGACAATAACAATAGGTGGAAACCTAAATTCATTCACAAACACTGAGGCTGTTCCAGTGACTCTAGGAACGGGAACGATAGAAATTGACGCAGTGCCATCCAGTGTCAGTGGAGCAATGGATACTGCTGGCTCATCAGGAACTGCTGCAACAGCGAAGATAACATTCAGCACTGGTTGGAGTATTACTCCCATGCCACTTATTGCAGGTGGTTTTTTCACTGCTGCCAATAACAACAATGCTGTAATCCTGAGAAACAGACAAACAGGAACAGGTGCTAGTGCTAATAAAACATATAGATTCTTTATTACGGATACATCTTCTTCGGGTAATTTCCCTTCAGCAATGCAAGGTAGTGGTGCTGAGATAAAGACATTCAGTGATTTGGTTCTTTTAGGAGTGAACCTTGAAGACTTGAATAATGCAGGTTACGTTGATACAGATGTTTTTGTTCCCATAACAGGGGCTGATGGGAACATTAAGACAAATGCACCTACTAGATATATGTTAACGGCTGCTATCAATTTAGTTAATGGTAGCGGAAGCAACCCAAGTAGCGGATTAGACATAACTGCTACCACCACTCTTCCTCCTAGTGGTACTGCTCCTGCTGCTGATGGGGTAATAACTCTCGCTCAAGATGCAGTTGGAGCAGCAGGAAACAACAGTACGACTCCGAACACTGGCCCTGTTATTGGTTCTAGTATTGCGAATGGTGGTAAACTGGCTGCTACCACGTTTGGGGATAACTCTTCTGACACAACCATTGTTGTCGGTACAGATGCCACAAGTGGGACAACAGTTGATGCTAAGATTACAATATCGATGAGAGGAACAAGTGGGTCTCTTCAATTTAGAAGATTCAAGTTCGTTGCTAGTGGAGTAAATGGACAAGCAATATCAGGGACTTCTCCTACTGTATACAGAGTCAGAGCATTTAGTACAACTAATGCCACTGCAACTTCGTTAAGAAATGCCATAAATACGGTGTTTGGCGCACATAGTCAGTTTGATGGCACTCAAGCAGCAGTAGGAACAGGAAGCAACGCTAATGTAGTCACTATAACCTCACCAGCAACAGGAACACAATCTAACCAATCGATAACAAAGACCAGTAATTACAACTCAGTAGTAACCATTGGCAGTAATCCATTTTCTAATTTCGTTGCAGGTTCTTCCGCAGTTACCCCTACTGCATTCATAACAATAACAGACTCTGCTGGAAATGTTGTAAGATACAAGCCTAGTAAGGGACAGAATGGTGAAAGTACAGGTTCTACTGGAACTGAGAATAGTGGTGTCACATACTTTCTAAACGATGCTTCTAGCACAACCAATACTGCAACTAATCTAAGGACTGCAATAGCCAGTCCAAATGGTCATGCTCAGTTCAGTCCTGCGATGAATGCATCCTCAAGTAGCAACGTAGTGACTGTTTCAGCAACAGCACCAACTGGAAGTCATGCATTGGCTAGAACATCTAACATGACCTCAGTTACTTTATCTTCATTCAGTGGTGGTGCTGGCAATGCGTTTTCCGTTAGTTCAGGTGAGGCTGATGGTATTGGTGCTGGAAATCAGGTCTTCAATAATGTAGGTGTACTAGTTGGAACTGTTTCATCAGTAAGTGGCAACAACATCACCCTAACTGCTGCTCCCGCTACGCCTATTACCTCAACCATGTATGTGTCACAACCGAGAGAAGCACTGTATCTTGAACAGTTGAATAAGGTTTCTTGCTCTTTCGATAAAAGACACGTTAACCTTTACTTGAACAATGTGCTAGTGCAGAAGAAGAAACTAGACATTGAGAACTTTGAATTTGATGATGTGGATTGCTACATAGGACAGGATGGCTCAAACACGAATACTCAGTTCATGGGTGAGTTGTATGAAGTTACAATGCACAAGGGACTTCAGCCATGTGCTACTATATCCACCTTAACACCTAACTTTGGTGACACATTGTTCTACTATACTTTTGGTGATTGATATGGCTAAAGCAAATGGAACTTTTACCTATCCGATGTCCTCTCAGAAGAATATCGCTGATGCTGGTTCAAACTACGATAACATACTATCTGAGTTTAGCACTGGAACAGCATTCAGAGATGTGACTGTCAATCCCATCCTGAAGACAACTCATGTTGATTCAGAGAATATTACCTCATCAGTTACTTCAGTGCCATCAGCGATATTTACTGAAATAAGAAAAGGACCACATGATAGCAGCATCTCAAATGACTCAAACACAGGCATAGGAAACAGGATACTGCCTGTAAATACAACTCTTTCTGATTATGGAATTGCTAGAGACAATTCTGCCCCATTCAAAATAAAGGTGTATAGTTCTGATGCAAGTGGCGATACTAACAGAAAGTTCGTCTACAATACTCAAGATTCTCCTGATACAGATACACTAGGAATTGACATAGACAACTACGATTACTTCATCCTACTCAACCCATCCATAATACAAGACACCAGTTCTACGACTCAGACATCTGTTAGACCACATTTTGCAAAGGTAACAGGAATAACTAGTTTCAATGAGTTTGGAGATGGATTAGAGTTTTCACCTAAGTATCCAGTACCAATACCAAAAGGAACTCAGTTTGAGGTATTCAAAGGACCAGCAAAAACAGCGACTGATGTAGTTGCTGTAAGTTATGGTCTAAGAGGCGATGCCAATGCAAATACTGACAACTACGATGTACTCAATTTCGTAAGCAAGCCTACGTTCTATTTTTACAATGACAGACTTGAGCAGAGTGACCAGTTAGATTACATGGAGAAGTACACTCTAACTAGGCTACGATGGTTTTCTACTCTAACTAATATAACAATCACGGATACTGATGCACACACCAAATATCAAGAAGGCAGTAGTTCTGTTAGATTTGAGGTTGCTAATTCCACTCATACCGATATACTATGTGAAGGAATGTCCATCTTCAATAGCAGTAACGTATTCTTAGGAAACATCAAAGATATTACTGGAAATTTCTTTCAATTGGATTTTGCTAGAATAGCGATAAGTGCAGATACAAGTAATTCTCAGACATATAAAATCGGTAGGGGAATACAGAACATAGTATTCAGAACTGAAGCAAGAATAAAGGGAACAATACCAAACAAAGGCAGACAGAAGTTAGATGCGGTACTTGTAGATAATTTGAGAAACACTGACAACTCGGATAACAACTTCAACCCTTCCTTTTGGAGAAAGGCATTCGTTAATATGAGAAGACATGAGCAAGATAGCACTACTGCTACTGTTGATGCAAATCACTTTGATGGAGAGTTGAATGGCCCTGCGAGATACATCACATCAGACCCAAGACCCTTCAGGAATGATAAGATAAGCCCGATGTCGGATATCATAGTCAATAGCCCAAGAAACAGAATGAGCAAGATTGCAAAGATGATAGGACTCAATAACTCAGGGATGTTACCTCATAAAATACAAAGGGGTCAGAAACTCAAAGTCCTTCACACTAAATTCAGTGATAAGACTACAATGAAGGAACTACCAGTATTGGCCTCTAAGACTACTGGTGCAAATACTATCACTTTCACACAGATAGATTCAGCCCATGACTATCAACTATCTGAGAAACTACCAGTTAACTCAATCATAGAGATAGGAGACTACCATTATGTTGTTCAGTCATTTGCTAGTAAAAGTTCAGGTAGTCAGGTTCTAACAACTAAGGCTCGCAAGACGAAAACAGAGAACACTTTCAGTTCAGGAGCAACAGTTCATGAGTTTACGAATTTAGTTCCAAAGGTTGTATTTTGGACAGGCGTACTAAATACCGATGGTTTTGACTCTGAAACTGATGTCATATATGCAGACAATCACCGATTGTCCGTATCAGATTCTACAATTAACAAGGAAAATACCAAGTTTTACAACTCAAGAATTACTTTCAATTCACTTTCACATCATGAGAACCTCGTTGACTTCATTGATAGAAACATGCAATACGTCAAGATTCAAGACGCAAATAGGAAGTTCTATCAGAGTTCCAACATCCAAAGGTTCTACTATTATGATAACTCATTCAGTCTTCAGCAAGAGGCATTTAGTGGAATAGTAGAATCTACTGATAACACGACTGAAAATGGTCTATCCACCATGATTATCGAAGGTAGAGACAATTCATCTGCGTTACTTAACAAGTTGGTTAACAGAAACCTCAACCATACTGAGGATATGCTATTCAGCAGTTTGAACCCTGTTCTTCCTCAAGTTGGAGATGTTGCAAGTAATGTATCAGTATTCAACACCGCTTCATCACCTCGTACTGGTAAAATTACTTGGCCTACTAGTAGTGGAGATAAAAACGCCCCGAAACATTCCATCGCTGTAATGACGACTGGTGAGATAGTAGGGGAAGTGGAAAGCAAGGCCACAGTTGGTAGTAATTATGAGGTCACTCTAAAACACGCAGCGATTCACAGTGGAAGCAATAAGAACGTCAGATTCATTGACCCATACAGGTTCGCTAACTATCTATCAGGGGTAAAGGCACTCAGTAGCAATCCTCAGATTACATCTACCACTGACTTCAAGGGAGTGAGTGACAAAGGAGTGGTTTTCCAAGATAGCGTTAGTTTCTTCAGAGCAGATGACGGAACACTAAGCACAAGAAAACTAGAGGGAGCATCAAACACAGTTGATACGGTTGGTGCTACATCTAACAGTTCAATACACAAACTAGGCTCTTTCGTGAATAATAGGACACTTGGTTTCGACATAGGCGAAACAATTAGCATAGATGAATTATCTAGCACACTATCATCGGCAGATTCTGTGTTTGGATTTAAGCCAGTAAATGAGTCAGGTGTAGATACTGAAGATATCAGTATCATGTCTTTAGCAAGTGAGTCGTATGATGTCGTCTCCTTTGAGAGCAAGGATGATGGGGGAGCAACAATGGAGATTGCACCAAGATGCCCGTTGGTTCTAGGTAGAGTAGTGAACAATGAGGATGATACTAGAAGCAGCCACTCGTTCTACCTATTGAATACTCCAATAAACAATGGCGGATTCTTACACAGGCTTACGAGACATACTTTACAGAAAATATACACTAGTGACCATGCATACAGATATTGGGATTTACAGAAGTTTAGTGATGGAACTCTGATTGGCAAGGATGCTGGAATATACAAATCAGCATCCAAGATAAACTCCTATGCCATATCGCACCCGATAGACACCGATGGAACACTTGGTAGTTCTACATACATAGCAGATAACAGACCCCTTCTAGGCAGCAACTTCCTAGATGATGACTTGACTATGTTGAACACTGCATCAGGCCCATTCGTGGATGATGGTGGTGGTGCTGATAAGACCCCACCACAGAAATCTCTGTTGACCCGAACATCAACTGTTGGTTCAACAGTGCCGATTTCATCTAGTGTCTTGAAGAACATAGATGACAAGGCACAGGTGTATGAGATATACAGCACAGGTGACTTGTATCCTTACTCTAAGTTGAGGTACAATAATCTCTCAGCAAACACCCTTGAATTCAGTCAACTAGGTTGTCTTCTGCAATCAGAGGGAACGCAGTCAGCAACGGTGGTAAATCACAGGGACTATGATGGAACAACCCGAATGACTGACATACGAGATGGTAACTTTGAGGCTGTACCCATAAAGTCTGCAACTAAGACAACCGACCAACTAAAGAGATTCGGTATTGCTAGATTAGTAGAGGCTACATTCGACTGGCACTTCAATCCAGTTGATTCTGATAACCTACCGACACCTGAAGAGTCAGAAGTGACGTTCTTAACCTATCAGATGTTCAAGGCTAGGACTCCTGCTACTAATCTGACTCTAAGCATAGCCAATGTTGGTAACACTTTCAATATCATACAACTACAACATACTACTGGCTCTAGCATTACTCTGAGTGCTGGTGATGCGATATTCAGAGTGGACACTGGTGAGATGGTCGGATACAAGAAAAGTGGTTCTGATATAACAATCGCAAGTGGAAGTGCTGTTGCCATCAATTCAGTAAACAACACTTGGCAAGCGATGAGTGGATATCTTAACACAAGTGATGGCGTTACTAATGTACCAGTATACATAAGTCCTGAATACAGGAACTTGACCTTCACTTCTCCAATCTTCAAGGGAGTCTTGAAGGATGAGGAGATAGACAATCAGAAAGAAGGTAAAACTGACCTGACAAGCATATTCCTAGTTAGACCCAACTATGAGTCAACAGGTTTCTCCTTTGCTAATCTCAGGGGAGATGACGTTACCACAACTCTTAGTGGAACTTACGCTGCTGGTAGCACCAGTCTGTTTTTGGCAAATGCCTCCAACTTCTCTAGTGCAGGTGTTGGAGAAGTGAATGGGGTCAGAGTTCGTTGGTCTAGTAAGAGTGGAAACACCCTGACTCTAGATACAAATGCAGATGACAATTTCTTCTATCTAAATAAACAGCAAGTAAGTTCGGGTACGTCTATAATTGAGTACAAGGATAACTTCGATGCACCGAATATTCTTTTCCCAATCGTCTTTCATACTCTACGTTCTGCTTCTAATCAAGGAAATACGGATATAAGTCCCTATCATCCTGATTATGCTTGGAGTAGTCATGCAGATTTCGGAACTGAAAATTACTATCACTCATCGAGAGTTTTAGCGAGTAATGTTTCCAATAAAACAACTTCTAGTGGCCTAGTTGACTTGGATAAGTTCGGCTACTCTGATGACGCAAATCCATATAACAACTGCATTGGTGTTTTCAGGAATATAAGAAAGGTGTCTACATCAGGCCCAAATCCTGACATGATTCAAACTAGTGCTAGGCTAGGCGTAAACACGACATCAGATTACACTAATTGGTTAGGTGCTAGTGACATAAGTTCTACTCAAGTCTATCAGAACACAAGAAACACAATTGCCTTTCAAGAGGGAAGTAACTACTACTCTCTAAGTGGTATCAACAGCATGAGGAAGGATATGGTTTCCAGTGTCAATAATAGGAACATAACGTTCTTGGAATCATTGGAGGATGAGCAGGTATCAGGAAAGAGAGAGACATATCACCGTGATGCTACTACTAGCGGTGGTGGAATATACAAGGCTCAGATGCTAGTCAAACCATTCTTGGACACTGGTGATAGCAATGTCAGTGTCAACGATGGTCTTGGTCAGGATTCCAAGACGCTAACAATCAACATAGAGAGCAATACCTCACAGCACAATTGGCTATCATATGTTCCGAATCTAACAGGGTACTATCTAGTTCCTGAAACGGGATATGACAATCTAAACCAAGTCACTAACGGAGCAATCTTTAACCCATCTCTAGGTGCTACTGACCCTGCTATGTTAGGAAGTAGAAGGGAGTTAAACTCAACAGGTATTATCAGAATAGAATCACATACTCAAGGGCAGGTATCTTTCACTGACCCTACTATTGACCATGTTATAGTTGGAAGTTCCGCTTTCGACAGTGATATGATTTACAGACTCATGAGGTTTGCAGAGACAACCCTCAGAGATACTCCTAATGAAATAATACTCAATAGGCTTCACTATACTGGTTTGGATTACAGTCTGACACCATCTAGTTTTAGAACAGGTAAAACAAAAGCAGTTAGACACTTTGATGAGAAGTTGGCTGAAGGGGTTCTATCGATGTATGTTGTATTGAATACAGATACGTTGGGAGGTTCTTCTCTTGGTACTCAGTTCACTAGTTCTATGTTATTTTCAGTAAATCCCCAACTTGCACATGCAATCATAGGATGTGATAGTGGTTCAACATTTGACATGTTCATCACTGACGGAACTAACAAACAGAGAAAGAGAGTAACCTATACCTATGGTCTCTCAGAGGACCAAAGGTTGCGTGAGTCAAAACTGACATTCAATGACACACTCACTGGTAATGGAATCGTATCCTTTTCTGAAATAGTAAATGTGGAGTTAGATAGAAAACCTGACCTAAACAACATCTCCTCTTGTCATATAGGAACAACCATGCTAGTTGGAGAAGAGATTGAGACTGCCATAGACAGGATAGCGAAAGAGGCTGGAATGACTACTGATACCATCCAAACCCAATCGGTATTCACAGGAAACATAGTCAGTAGCGTCAACAACAACATAGTAACATGCAAGAAGGCTGTTGTTGGTATAGAAGCAGGTGATGTGATATATACACATGAGGGCTTACCAATAGGCAAGGTAGCAAGTGTTTCAGGTAGTAGTATAACATTCAATGATGTTGACAATGACCCTGATATCGACCTTTGGTATACTCCATTGGTCAATGACGAACTGATAAGGAGAGAGAAAAAGACATTCATTGCCACAAATAACTTTACCGAGGTATCTGCATTTGATGCGATGAATATACTAGCAAGCAAGAAGGAGATGGATTTCAACGTAGACGGAAAACACATAGACTTCAGGAAACTAGGAAGAATAGACTTGTTGGTTAAGAAGAAGATAAGTTACAAGACTAATAGACTATTCAAAGTGGAAACTAATGCTGCTCTATTTGCAAAGGCAAGTAAAGTGACAGTCGTAGGTGATAGAGTCAGTCAATCTGCATCAGAGGATATAGATGGAACAGAGATAACATTCGTAGACTCAACAATAAAGACAAGACAGGATGCCTTAGTTAGAGCAGTTGAGTTGTTGCAACTGCACAATAGCGATACTAGAAGAATTAAACTCACTTTGGAAAGAAAGGGGTTGGAAACACTGGAAGCAGGAGATGTAGTCAGCCTAAGTTTCGATGCACAGAACATACCTAGTGGAAACTACATAATATTTGAGATAGAAAATGTTCTATCAAGTCAAATAACAATGACAGTTGGAACATTCGACAAGACAATAGCAGAGAGGCTAACTGAATTAGGAACTGGACAGAGACAGAACACTGCCACTACTTTCAGTAAGAATAAGGTCACAGGAGGAGACACTACTCTCTTTGTTGATAAAATGAAGATAGAGGTAACTAATGTCACTTACACAATATCAGGAACAAGTGCAGTATCCAACGTTGGGTTTGATGCGAAGGTGGGTTTCTTTGATGACGGGGCTTCCGAGAACCTAGATGCTGAACTAGACAGCAGTGGAACAGAGGTTGGGTTCAGTAGAGGAAACGTAAGTGTGATAATAAAATATGATAGCGAGGATTAAAGATGACGATAACGAATACAGGAGCAAACGAAATAGCAGACCATATAGCGGCTACTTACAGGGTGGTAGCAATAGGAAATGGTGGAGACACAACTTCCCTGCAATCTACTGGTTTGAATAGTTTCGTTAGGATGAAGACAGGAATAATACCCAATGTCGCAGGTTCTTCTCTGATATACAACGTGAGTTTCACTGGTGCGGAGATACCATCTTCAGGAGTATCCGAACTTGGTATATTCAAAACAGGAACAGGTGAGAGTAGTGGAACGACCCCACCTAACGGTATTTTATTGAGCCGAGTCACCTTCACAAACACCGGAGTAGTTGGGTCAAGTGACACGGTTTCATTTCAAGTAAGGATAGAGGTGGGTAACGAATGACATCGAATACAGGAATAATAAGTGGAATGGATACCAGCGTAGCACAACTGAAAGACGGTGTTGACAATATTCATAGTGGTATAATCAAATCACTTCAAGCGGCTACTGGTGATAACAGAGGAGTAGATGGATTTGATTTAACACAAGGCACAAGCGGTGTTCCAGCCACTACTAGATTCACTGTTAGTAGCGGTAAGTTTCTCAGAAACGGAAAGTTGTTTTCTATTGGGACTCAAACTAATCTAGATACTACCACTAACACGATACAAAGCGGAAGTTCTGATTGGTATGGAGTAATCGTAGTCTGCGATGGTACAGAGAGTGGAGAAATAGCAAATACGTTGCAGTGGAGACATGGTGCAGTCACAGGATACAATCTTAGAAACACATCTGCCACTGTTGCAGAATTAAAGGGTGGAGACATACCAATCATTGTTGTTCAGATTGCTGCTGCTTCTGCTAGTAATGTATTTCCTAGAAAACATCAGTATCTACCATACGAACAAGCAGACAGGGAGTTCTCTGCATTTGACTCAGGAACAGAGAGACTGAGAATAAACAAGGGAGGAACTTTGACACACACTCCTAGTTCTACTGCATACACACTAACTCTTCCCTCTGCTAGTGGAACAGTTGCTTTGACATCCGACCTATCAAATCTAGCAGCAGGTAGTCTAGCAAGTGGTGCAGTGACTAATGCTAAACTTGCAGACAATGCAGTTACAGAAACCAAGATACAAGAAGATGCTGTTACGTTTGTAAAGATGCAAGACCTATCTGCTGCATACAAGTTAATTGGGACAGGAAGTGTTTCAGGGCAAGTATCTGAAGTTTCAATTGAAACAGGTCACATATCTGATAACGCTGTTACTAATGCCAAGATAATTGATAATGCTGTTACTTCAGCAAAGATTGCTAATTCTACAATAGTATCGGGAGACTTGGCAAGCGGAGCAGTAACGCTGGACAAAATGGCTGATATCGCTGAAGATAGAATACTCGCAAGAATAGCAAGTGGTACAGGAAATGTTCAGGCAATTACTCCGACTCAGTTAAGGACTTTAATCAATGTAGAGAACAATGCCGATGTCACTAACACTGCTAGAGTAAAGTCTGCTTTAGGTGGAGACTTAGGTACTGATTTTACAATAGGAGAGAGTAACGATGTTACTACTGTTGCTGGTAATCTTACAGTAGCAGGAGATTTGACTATCAGTGGAACTACAACTACAATCGATTCAAACAACGTCAACATAGGAGATAGGATAATCACCCTAAACTCAGATTTGACAGGTACGCCACCAGCATCTGAAGACGCAGGGATAGAGATAGAAAGAGGAAGCCAGTCTAATAAGTCGCTAGTTTGGGATGAAAGTGCAGGAAGATGGACAGTAGGTTCTGAGACATTCGTTGCAGGAACATTCATCGGTAATCTAACTGGAACTGTGACACATGCTACTGCTTTGGCTACCTCTAGAAACTTCTCGATATCAGGAGATGTCACTACCTCTAATTCAGTATCCTTCGATGGTACTGGAAACGTTGCATTGGCTACTAGTCTTGCAGCAGGAGTTGTAGATACTGCGGAACTTGCTGATTCAGCCGTTGAAACCGCTAAGATTGCAGACCTAAATGTTACTAGAGGTAAGATTGCAAATGATGCCATAGACTCAACTAAACTTGAAAATGATGCGGTGACTAATACAAAGATAGCAGATGATGCTGTTAGAACTGCTCATATCGCAGATGACCAAATCACTGCTGACCATATGGCAAACAACTCTGTGATTCAAACTGCAATTGCGGATAACGCAGTAACAAATGCAAAACTGGCGGGTAGTATCTCTCAATCCAAGATATCAAACCTAACTTCAGACCTAGCAGGAAAACAGGCAACATTGACGTTTGGTGCTGGTCTATCGAACTCAGGTGCTACGATAAACGTAGACATTAGTGAGTTGAGCGTTGAGAATGGAATAGACAAAGACAATGACCATTTGATGTTCAACGACAATGGAACTCTGAAAAAGACGACCTTGACCAATATATTCTCCAAGATAGGTACATCAGACCTACCAAGTATTCCCGCTTCTAAGATAACAAGTGGTACATTTGCTGTCGCTAGGATACCCAACATAGCAACTAGCAAGATAACAAGCGGAACATTTTCCACATCTAGAATCGCAGATAATGCAGTTACATTCGACAAGGTTCAGGATATTGCATCAGGTGTACTTCTAGGTAGAACTACTAGTGGTACAGGTGGCATAGAGACAATTTCAGCGTCTGCTGCTAGAACATTCCTCAATGTGGATACTGCTGGAACAGACAATTCAACAAATGTTACTCTAGCAGGAAGCAGAAATTATCTGACTTTAAGCGGTCAGCAAATCACATTAGGTGAGATAGACATCTCAGATGATACAAATCTAGTGGCAGGAACTAACATATCACTATCAGGAGATACTTTGAATGTAGATACCGACTTGTCCAATTACAATAACTCTACCTCCGGTTTCCTAACTGCACACCCCACTATATCCAACGCACAATCTAACACCACTAACACAGGTAGAACCTACATTCAGAATCTAACATTTGATTCCAATGGTCACGTTATTGGTGTAGCAACTGCTACTGAGACTGTTACGGATACTCAATACTCAGTCGGTGATGGTGGTCTATCACAGAACAACTTCACTAACAGCCTAAAAAGCAAATTGGATAACATTGCTGATAATGCAAATAACTTCATCCTACAACATGCCAGTGACTCTACATTAGGTGGAATAAAGGTAGGTAGCAACCTAACCATGAATGCAGGTACAGGAGTGCTGTCTGCCGATACTCAATCCGATATCAACTTCACTTCAGCACTGAACACCAAGTTGGCAGGTATAGCAGCAGGAGCAACTGTTGGTGCAGACTTCTCAAGTAACGTATCAAACATCTCAGTCACGAATGCTCAACTCGCTGGTAGCATAGCGAACAGTAAACTGGCAAACTCATCTGTAACAATCAATGGAAGCACCGTTGCTCTAGGTAACAGTATTACTCTCACAACTGCAAACGTAGCAGAAGGCTCAAACCTGTACTATACGGATGAAAGAGTAGATGACAGAGTAAACGCCTTGCTAATTGACGGTGAGGGAATAACAACGACCTACAATGATGCAACTGGTGAATTGACGATAGATGCTGAAGACGCAACTGCATCAAACAAAGGAGTAGCGTCTTTCGCTAGTGCTGATTTCGATATTAGTAGCGGGGCAGTTAGTGTAAAGTCAGGAGGAATAACAAATGCACAACTGGCTGGTTCTATTGAGAATGACAAACTGCTGGCTATCGCACAAGGTAAGGTAACTGGTCTTACAGCAGCCTTGAATGCAAAGATAGAGAGTCTTAGTGACCTAAGTGTAACTGCTTCTGCCGCAGAGATAAACATATTAGATGGGGTGACAGGAGTATCTGCTGCTGAGATTAATCATCTAGATGGAGTGACATCATCCATACAGACACAACTCAATGCAAAACAAGCGGCTGGTAGTTACCTTTCGACATCCTCAAGCATCTCAGACTTGTCAGATGTAAGTGGATTGGATACAAGTCTGACGAATATAGGTGGACATAACACATCCATTCCAACTAGCACTGCTGTAAAGTCATATGTGGATGTTCAGATATTCGATGCTATTGATACTCAGTATACATTGAGTGCTATTGATGGTGCTACATCGAATGCTAAGAAACTTGTACTCGATGGTATAGATGGCTCAAGAACAACCATTGGTTTTCAAGGAGTAGGAAACATCTCAGTTTCAAGAAACGACTTGGGGTTGACAATCGATTCAGTAGCCAAACCAGTAACTTCAGCAGCATTCAGTGGCAATACCTTAACTATGACAAAGACAGATAGTACGACATTTACTGCTACTATACCTGATGCAACAACATCTGCTCATGGTCTGATGACTGACGACCAGTTTGATAAACTGGCTGGAATTGAAGCGGGAGCAAATGTCACTGACAAAGAGAATGTTGTCGCTGCTCTTGCACTTCTCGATGAGAGTGATACTCTACACATTGGCGATGCTGGCAATGACACTACTGTTAGGGTTAGGGGCAATCTCTTTGTTGATGGGACAACTACAACAGTGAATCAAACTAAGGTAGAAGTTCAGAATGCATTCGTCTTTGAGGGGGCTACTGCCGATGCTCACGAAACGACCCTGACGATAGTTGACCCAACTGCTGACAGAACAATTAGCCTACCAAACATAAGTGGAACTCTGATTACCACTGGTGATACAGGAACAGTATCTTCAGGTATGGTTGCAACAAACGCAATAACGAATGCCAAGTTAGCCGACAACTCTGTTGATACTGCTGAGATAAAGAACAGTTCTGTCACAGAAAACAAGATAGTAAGTTCTGCAATCACTCATTCAAAGATATCAGATGGAGCAGTCACTACTGCTAAGATTGCTCTTGGAGGTGTGAATACACCAAGACTCGCTGATGATGCGGTTACTCCTGCTAAGATAAGCGTGTTCGATGACAACCTAGTAGCAACCACCACGCATATCCTGATTGGGAGTGGTAATGAGTTTGACAACTATCCATTGTCAGGTGACATCACTATGACAAACACAGGTGTCACATCGATTGGTAGTGGTAGAGTAACAACATCGATGTTAGCAAGCAATGCTGTCGCATTTGACAAACTACCGACATTAACTGGACCTGCATTCATTGCTAGGAGTGCAAGTGGAACAGGAGATGTAGAGTCAGTTAGTGCTGCTAATGCTAGAACCATGTTAAACGTGGAGGATGGTGCTGATGTAACTGATGCAACAAATGTAGCGGCAGCAGGAGCAGTGATGGATTCTGACTTCACATCTAACGGATTACTTAGAAGAACAGGTGCAGGGAGTTACACAGTAGTTGCAGTTGATGCTTCAGGTCATCCTAGTATATCCGCAGCAAGCGATAGTCTCAACTCAGGAAGAACATACATACAGGATATCGAACTTGATAGCAATGGTCATGTAATTGGTTTGGCTACTGCTACCGAGACAGAGGTAAAGAGAACACAGCAGGAGATTGAGGACTTCGTTGGTGGGATGGTCACAGGCAATACTGAGACTTTCATCACAGTTAGTTACAGGAATAGTGATGGAACACTTGACTTTGAAGTTCCTGTAAAAGACGAAGACGATATGGACTCTAATTCTGCAACGCATCTCGCTACGCAACAATCCATCAGGGCGTATGTGGATACCAAAGTATCGGATTTAGTCAATAACGCACCTGAATCATTAAACACTCTCAGAGAGATAGCAGACGTACTAGGAAATGATGCTAACATAACAGGTACGATAATCGATGCTCTTGGGAACAGATTGAGAGTTGACACGGCTTCACAGGGACTTAGTGGAACACAGCAATCCAATGCTAGAACCAACTTAAATGTGGATGTGTCGGGAACTGACAATTCAACACCAATGACATTAGCATCAGTAAACAACAACTATCTCAGTGTATCAGGAACTGACAATCAGACAATAACTGCTGGTGTTGTGCCTATCTCACTGGGAGGAACTGGGGCTACAACTGCGGCTGCTGCAAGAACTGCGTTAGGAGTAGATGCTGCTGGAACACAGGTCTCAACGGATGTCACATTAACTGGCAGTGGTAACTACTTGAGTATCAGTGGACAAACAATCACAGTTGACCCAATAGACATCTCGGATGATACTAACCTAACTGCTGGAACTGGTTTGACCCTAAGTGGAGACACACTAAACGTAAATGCTGCACAATCAGGAATAACAAGCGTTGGAACACTATCCTCTCTAACTGTATCAGGAGATGTCACAGTAGACACTAATGATAACACATTCAAGATAGATACAACGAACAATCGTGTGGGCATTGGAACAGCAGTACCC